TAGCTCACATCCCTGCTGGATAGCCTCAACAGCCTTGAGAGCACCAGCAAGGATCAGAAGAGGCATATATTAAGGTTGTGTCATTGCACCACCAAGCAAGCCTTGGTATTTGTAGTTAGGCTGGTCTTTAATAGAGCCTGAAGCTACGCCTTTAATCAGATCAGCAGTAGCGCGTCGCTTCAAAGCACCTTGCGCGGTGTCTGTAACAAAACCTAAACCAGCTAAACCAAGACCGACAGTAGGGTCTTGAGCAATCAAGCCGCCGCCACCTGAAGAAGCAGCTCCAAAAGGACGCATAGGGTTAAAACGACCAACAAATGAAGCTAAAGCGTCAATAGGGCCCCCATTGATAACGGACTTCATTGCGTTCTTTTCTGCTTCTGTAAACATAGCAGCTTTGTTTTTATTCTCCAGCAAAGAAGTCAACTTATCACGGATGGTCTTAGCTTCGGAAACTTCAGGCTTGAGGGCACGTATTTCAGCTACATCAAAAAGATCTTGAACAACTTGGGCTTTACTTGCAGCTCTCCAATCCTTACGTGCCGCCATAACAGCTTTAACAGCTTCGTCAATACTGCCACTTGTTCCCGGCATCACATCACGACCGTTTAAAGAGCCAATACGGTCATCTACACCTTCGACTAGAATCTTACCGAGTCTACGTGTCTCGCTGTCTGAATCTTGAGTCAGTTTCAAAGCAGTGCTACGAATCTTTTCAAGTTTGTTAAACGGAAGACGCTCAGTACCAATAATTGACTCAAACTTAGTTAGAGCATTCTGAATCTTAGGACTATTTTCTGGAATCCAGTTAGCTTCATCTAACCCCTTCCGCATATTGTCTACCATATCTAAAGCACTTTTAGGTTTAATGGTAATACCCGCTTCGTCCATTTTGGTGTAGTTAGCAGCAGCGCGAGACTTAACATCTGCAATAGACAACTGAGGCGCCTTAGGCTCCAACATACCGCCAGCTTTACCAGCAGCGCCACCAGCAACCATTGAAGCACCCATACCGGCTATTTGACCAGTTAAAGGGTTGCCTGTAATGTCCGTCACAAGTTCAGCAGTAGGCTGAGCTACAGCGCCACCAGCGGCGGCAGCAGGAAGACTACGAGCTAAACTACCAGCTGTAGAAGGAGCTAACTTAGCCAGTCCCGCTTGACCTGTAAGGGCTGAGATGCCGCCTTGAGCAAACTTTTCAGCTGTTGTTTCAGGCACAGGAGCGCCAGCTTGGTTCAACATTGCTGCCTGCTGTTGCGATGAGTAAGGTAGGCGACTGTCGGAACCGATAAGATTAGCGCCTAAGTTATAAGCTACAGCACCGAAGTCTAAAGCAGCTGTAGCAGGTGCTGTAAAAGCTTCGTACATGGTACGTCCTGTCATAGCAGCTTGACGACCTGCTTCTTGCATACCTGTGCGAGGCTGCTCCACATCTGTACGACGAGGATCGTTAGTCATAGTAGGGCGACCACGAACAGGCTCAGAAGCTTGACCTAAATGGGTTTTAATCTTACTTAGAGCTTGCTCATTAGACAAACCATCAGGGAGTTCGTATTCCTGCCCACCGTATTCATAGATAACTGCCATATTTCTTAGTCCAGTTTGATTCGTTTAGGTGCTTGCTGTTGTGTCGGATCATTAACAAAGTATGGGTCAACACCTTGTGACCTACGGCGAGATTCAACACGACCTTTAGTACGTTCTTGAGCCGCTACAATAGATTCTTGGTAGCGTTTCAAAGCTTGCATAGTAGCTTCTGTGTCATTACGACCATAGGAAGCTACCAAAGCCTTAGCAAAGCGCAATACGTCTTTATCGGTCTGCACGCCTTTTTCAGCGCTAACTTGTAAGTTAACTGCTGTGTCTACTGCTGACTTCAAACCTTCATACGCAAGAGCTTCAGGTGTAGAGTTACCTGCTGCCAACTGAGCTTCATATTTCAAGTTCTTCAACGGGCCTAGTTCAAGCTTACGCATACCTTTTTCGTTAGGTGTCAAAGCATCCAAAGCAGGTTTCAAAGCAGCGACTTGACCTGTGTATGTGTCAATAGTCTCAAGATCCTTACCTTCATCTTTTTGAAGGCTTGCAGGAAGATTCTTTGATTGAGATCCTTTCATAGCCGCAGCCAACTGAGCTAACTCCATACGACCATTTTGCATCATCTGTGCAATTTGAAGTTGAGTAGCGCCTCGCTCACGAGCAATATCAATTTGAGACTGGATCTTCTCACGAGCCATCTGCATCTGCATCTCACGTTGAGCTTGCTTTTCTTCAGTACGACCCGAGATTTGAGATTCAGTGTTACGGATCTCCAAAGCACGCTGTGCCAACTGCATAGCACCTTGCTGGTCTCCTGCTTGAGCCAACGATTGAGCAGCTTTATTGATAGCAGCTGAATCAGTAGGGTCAAGACCTTGCAAGACTTGCTTACGCATAGCCATGAGTTGCATTTGAGGGTCTTGAGCACCCATCAAACCACCAATAGCACCACCTAGTTGATAACCAGCAGTACGAAGGCCGCCAGTGACTTGCTGCTCAGGAGACATTCCAGCGATGTCGTAGTTCTGCTTCATTTGCTGTTGAAGCATTGCTTGTTGATACTGCTGAGGGTCTTGAAATAACCCTGCCACGATTGAATCTGTTGCCATACTCTTTATTCTCCGTTCCAAGTTTCGCCGGGTGCTAACAGATTTTCAAAAGGGTTTCCGTTAGCGTAAATCTTCGACAGGTAGTCGTAATCAATATTAGAGATGTCTAAACCGCTACCACTGCTACCATAGCCACTAAGTAAACTAGCCAATGAAGAACCCAAACCAGTGCTGCCAAGCAAGCCACCCAAAGCATTAGTTGCTTGTGTATTACCAGCTGCACCTGACAGCAGAGAAGCATAAGGATTATATTGGTTTGCAGGGAGCAGTGCTTGAGTAGCTGCATTCTGAGCATTCAAGTTCAAAGCACCACCTTGAGCATTAGCTTTCTGGAATTGAGCAGCCAAGTCAGCAGACATATTGAAAGGTTGTTGACCGAGAGCTTCCACGCCTGTAGCAGTCTTGAGACCAGCGTTGAATGGATCGTAAGCGCCTGTGAGCAAACCTTGACCGAAGGTAGTCTGTGCGCGTCCTTGTTGTTGAGCTTGTGCAGCCAACTGGAGGTCTTGCATTGAACGAGCGTTAGCTAGAGCTTGTTGTTCAGGGTTAGCCATACCTAAGTTACCGCCTTGGGCAACTGAGACACCTGTACGACCTGTCTGTTGCAACTGGTTAGCCAAACGAGCTGACTCAACATCACGAGAAGGGTTCAACAAAGCTTGCTGTTTACTGTACCAATCTTGTGCAGCAGCCTCAGGAGACTGAGCAATATAGCCTCTACCCAAGTTCTGCAAGTTAGCAGCATCAGTGAGCGACTGTTGACCACCAGCCATGATGCTGTTCTGGTATGCTTGCAGCTGTGGAGACAAGTTGTAACCAGCACTCTGAAGCTGACCTGTAGTAGGATCAACTTGGAAGTTAGACGTACCAAAGGTAGTTGTAGTGCCTACAGGACGGAACTGAGAAGCCTGAGCTGCTTGTTGACCTGTTGCACGGAGGGCGTCAGCAGCTTGTTGTCTAGCTTCTACGTTTGTAGAGCCTTGCATGAGGCTACCAGCCCCGCCTAACAAACCTCCTAAGAGATTACTAAGAGCTGCGTTGTTGTCTGTAGTTGCCATATTTCCTGTCCCTGTTGATCCTGAGGATGATCCTGTAAAAAGTGATTTAATTAGACCGCTAAGTAAGCCAGTGCCTGCTGAGTTAACTAGATTTGGGTTATCAGTAGGTGTCTCAGCTGCTGCGCCAATAGAGCCTAAGGTAGCGCCTTCGCCTTGAGGTATTTGAATACCTGTACCACCACCCATAGCATCTGAATTACCAAAGTTGGTATTAAAGCTGTAAGGGTTACTCATATCCAAAGGAGCTGGAGTAGCTTGTAGACCTAAGCCGCCTACGTTTTGACCTTGTGTAAGATCGTAGTTAGCGCCTGTGGAATAGTCCGTAGGAGGTGTATAAGGCTCAGGAGTAGGGCTTAACAAACCATTAGCGGCTGCGTTAGCGCCTGTGTTAATAGCTGCGTTAGTCAGAGAAGACTCTAAGTCTTGACCTGAAAGAAGACCTGAGGCTGTGTTACCAGCAAACTGACCAGCAGCATTCGATCCCGTAGCTCCACCAACTTCACCGCCTAGTTGACTACCAGCGTAAGCAGCTGCAATAGACGTAGCGGCATCACCTAAGTCAGCTTGTCCTGAGCCAACAGCGCCACCAATCTTAGCCCCTGTGATAGCAGCACCAAGTACAGGGTTATAAGCTGAGATAGCCGCTGTAACTACTGGAGGGAGGCCACCAAGAGTTTCAAAACCGCCATTGATAACGCCAGCTAAGGACTCACCAAGACCTCCAAATACTTTACCTAGGATACTTTTTCCAGCTGTGAGTGTTGTAATTCGACCATCACTGGCAATATACTTACCGTCACTACCTTGCTTATCAAGGATGTATGACAAACCTTCGCTAGTATTACCAAGGCCTTGTACAGCAGCTGTCGTAGGTTTAATTACTGAATCAAACTTGAGACTTCCCGCAGGAACAAGAAAACCTTCAGTTGAAGCACCTACAGTATCTTTAAGGTAGTCCCCGTACCAGCTATTACCTTTTAAGTCTACAAACTGAGCGTTCTTACCTAGTTCTTTAAGGTTGTCTTCCTTTAAAAACCAAGGAAGTACGTAATTGGTATTCCCTGCTGATACACCCTTATTGATGACAGACGAAGGAATAAAGGTGTACTCTTGACCACCAGAGTTAAAGTTAAAGCTGTAGTTAGCTTTCTGATTTGAAGCATCTCCACCTGCAAAGGTGCGATAGCCCCATTCTAGTGTACTTGGATCAATAGCCATATTAGGTCTTAGATAGTGCCGTTAGAGATGACATTACCGATGACTGTGAAATTACCTGAGCTATCAATAGAAGCTACGCTAGTACCGCTTACTTGGATGTACAAGACACCAGCAGTCTCTACGAAACCGAAGACAGTGAAGTCACCATCGGCCTTAGATGCGATAGCTGCGGCAATAGCGTCAAACTCAGTGTTGATCTCTGTACCACGTACAATCTTGGCTGAGTTGCCATGTGACAGGCTATCCTTAGCTGCAAAGTTAACGCTTTTTGTGTAATTACTCATGATGATAAAATCTTTCCGTTCTTAGCGAGAATCTCTACCTTTTGAATACTCAAAGGTGAGCCATTAATATAAGCTTCAAAACCAGTCTGTACTACTTTACCTGCACCTGTAGGATAAGCCTTCAAGACTGAAAGAGCTTGACCGCTAGAGTAATCGAATCCATAATTATACTCGCTTTCACCGTAGTAAGCAATAGTATTAGTAGGGATAGTTACGTTTTGAGAGTAGAAGTTACCTGTAAAGTCGTAAGCCCACTTAATTGTGAGAGCTTGTCCGTTACCACCGATAACAGTAACTAGCAACGACTTCATAATAGAGGTTACAGAAGGAGCACCAAAGTCAGTATGGTTAGTATGGTACTGCATCTGGTAAGTAGAAGCATTGTCCAGATAACCAGTGTAAGAACCTACGTAGCCAGCCTTACCAATCAACAAAGTACCGTCTTGCTTAGCACAGAAGCTGCTAGGCTCAAGAGAATCCCATACTGTTACCCTAGCTGCACCATCTTGAAGCGAAGCTTTAGTGTCGAAACAATACACTTGTTTAGCGTAAGGCAAAGACAGTAAGTAGAAAGCATCAATAGGGGAATGAACAGCCTTAATGTCAGCAAAGGTTTCAGCGCTTAAGTAAGACAACAAGTCGTTACGGACGTTCTTGCTGAGTTCACGCAGAGGAGCTGACTTCTCTTGGATAGTGCGTTGTAAGCTACGTACACCTGTCTGAGACAAGAAGATGATGTCTGAACCGGTGTAGGCAATGGAGTCTCTAGCGATACAGCCAATACCTGTGATAACGTCTTGGAGTACAAAACCAGTACCTGAAGGGTCAGTAGCTCCAGCGTACACAAGGATGTTGTTCTTACCGAAGATAAATAAGAAGCCGTTGTGAGCACCTAAGCCAACTACAACATCACCGCCTGTAGGCCATACAGTAGTAGTGTCTAAAGTGCCTGCTGTACCTGTAGACCAGTTATAAGGCTGCTTAGTGTTACACCATTGGATAGTTACTTTATCTGTCGTTGAACCTACGTTCCACAAGCGACCATAAGCACTGATAACAGCGTTACCTTGTTGTACAGTACCTGCGTAGCTACCAATCTCAGAGATACGACGATATTGTGTCGTAGAGGTTGTAGGGTTGAACTCTAATGGATCATAGCCTTCTTGGAACAGGTATAGGCCTCCACCAAGGGAAGCCATTTTCCAGTTGTCAGCTGTGATTGTAGGAGCTGTACCACCACCACCGTAAGTCAACTCAGTAAGCGTAGAGCCTACCAACTTGAACAGTTTGTTGTTGCCTGCGCAGATAGTGTAGCTAGTACCGTCTACTGTAATCAATTCACCAATGGCTTTTACAGCAGAGGTGCTCAGAGTGCCTGAAGAGCTATTAACTGGTTGCCAGCCCTTACGAGCGCCAATACGACCAAACTGGTCAATAACGCAGTTAGTAGCTGTCAGAGCGTACCCTGAAGCCAAGTCAAGTGACGAGTCTTGGGTATTGAGGCCGTAGAAGCCCGGTGCGTTAACAGCGTAAGCTTGTATTTGCTGAGACATTAAGCTGGAATCCAAGCATCGTTTTCAGGGGAACGAGCAAGCTCAATAGCGATAGCATCAGCTAAGGATTTCTTACCTACACCATAAGCTTCTGAGCTACTCAAACCACCATCTTCACCTCGTTCAACCAAAGCTAGAGCTTTAGCGATCAAGACAATAGGTTCTTTAGGGAGTTTAGTTGTATCACCATCATTAACCAAGTCAGACTCTGGCACGATCAAGCTAAAACGAATGCTGTTAACACCTACAGGGATAGGCCAGAATACTGCTTGAGTGTCACCGTCGCTGTTCACACCACTGAAGGCATATTCGCTAGGGTCTGCACTTTGAGGAGAGCTAGTACTGAATACACGACGTTCAATAGCATCAATAGTCGTAGGGATTAGGATACCGTACTTTGTAGTGTCGATTACGTTAGTAACTTTAAAACGAGTACCAGCGCCTGTTAAACCGTAACCAGTGTATGTACCAGCTGCTGTTGAGACTGTAACTGAGGTGTTGAAAGCATCCCAATCGTAAGCATCAGCGATCTCACGCTTAGCATCATTAACGAACTTACCTACGAGAACACTCATTGTATTCTCATTGACAGACGTTACAGTAGGTTCACGAAGACGCCCTAAGACATCATTCACCAGTGAAAGGTAAGTAGGGAGTGCCATTACTTCTTCTTAGCCTTGTTCTTAGCTGTACGTTGACCACGCATAGGCATATTAGCCTCAGACATGGAGATAGCAATAGCTTGTTTACGGTTAGTAACTACAGGGCCGCCTTTACCGCTATGGAGAGTACCTTCTTTGTACTCTTTCATAACCTTACCAACCTTAGCGTTTTGTTTCTTAGTAGTCATGTTAGACGCTCACTTTAACTGTAATAGTGCCAGAGGTGAAAGCAGTGACGTTAGCTCGAATATAAGGAGGAGGACTATCAATAGTGATAATACCGTTAGCAGTCAAAGCTGTACCGATAGTTGCCCAGTTAGTGTTGTCCAAGCTACCTTGAGCAGCCACAGTACCGATTGTAAGACCTGAGATCTGAATGAAAGCAGGTTTATCGCTATCAGTACCTACAGAGAGAGAAGCACCAGTTGCGCTTACAGCATTGAGGAGTGTAGTTACAGTCATTTTTATGTGTCCTTATTACTTGAAGAATCTATCAATGAAGAATGTGATGACACCACCAACAAGTGAGGCAATAGTCATACCCATCCAGAAACCACCTTTAGACTTATTAGCAAGCTCTAGAAGGCACTTAACATCTTTACGCAGGTCAGATACCTCATCTTGCAAGGACTCTACCTGAGCTTCTAACTTACCAAACTCACGTGCTGATACTTCGTCCATCATTAAGCCACCTCAGCTGTAGCTTCAGTTCTACGTGGACGGCCTGCCTTTTTAGTAGGTTCAGGCACAACTTCAAGGTTATCTTCCACGCGCTCGTATTCAGGATGCCCTTTCATGGAGTCAATATCAACTTGCTGAGTAAAGGTAACAGTTTGACCTGTTTGAATATAACGAAACGTGACTGACATATTTTATTATCCTAGTAGATACACCAAAAGAGACCCCTTATGAGGATCTCCTTCAGTTTATACACTATTAGACGATACGACCCACAACCACCTTAACGGTAGTAGAAGCCAAGTCAACAGTAGAACCAGATTCGTTCTGGACACGCAATGTCACAACATCAGCAGCAGACACGTAAGCGTGGCAAACCACACCAGCTTTGTCAACACCAAATGAGAAACCCAACACAGCATCACCAAGGACAACACCGGGGACAGCGATAGTTTCTGTCTCACCAGCAGCATCAGCCAATGAACCTACGTTCAAAGTACATGAAACTGACCAAGTGTCAGAAAACAAGCCACGAAATTGGTCATTACCTTGACGAACCGAGACAGCGGTAGCAGCAGCCATTTTAAATACTCCAGTTAATTTATATTATAGTAAACATAAAAGACCCCCTCCTTGTGAGAGGGAGTCCTAGAGTCTTAATTAGACAGCCAATGCAACGCTAGAGTAGTCACGCAACTCAGCAACACCGTACAGAGTGTCAGCAGTAAACAGAGTACCGAGGTATTCTTGTT